GTCCACATAGTACCCCGAGCACAAGATTCAAGTGCTGCTTGAGTCATACCTTCAGTTTTACCTGCCCAGGTTGCTTCTTTCTCCCATGGTCTTGCAGCAGGTGGATATGTTCTATTCACCATTTCTTGCCAGATCATAGGTACTTCATCCTCAGGTTTGATGATAGCAATCATACTATTCTCGATAGTTCCTGCCATACAATCTTGTGCAGCGTGCCATCCTTCATGACGCATTACACTCATCAGAACATGAGGACGGTGCATAAATGCATCATTCAGATAGAAGTTATTAGATACAGTATGATATACACCACGATGTCCTACAGGGAAATACTTTTGTGGTGCAAGATATACTTGAACATCGACAAGTGTCAGTGCATTCAAAATTCTAGAGAATTCTAATTCTACTGGACTCCAATCTGCTTCTGGATACTGTTGCTTTAGGTAACCAATACCCCAGATTGCTTCCACTTGATCAGTACACTCACCAAGAAGCATACATCCCATAGAGTGATTGGTGTTGTAATTAGCAGGAGTGATATTCTCCATCGCAGATACGGCAACACCGCCCGTTAGAGTTAGGAATAACCCACTCAAAATAGCATTACGGATCATAATAATCTCTGATACCCTTTTATCTTAGCACTAATTATGCTTCTTGTCAAATGGTTCCCAATGTTGCCAACCATTTTTATGAACCAGGTGCATACCAATGATAGGTACGACTATTAGTATAAGACTTAGTGTGCCAATCCCAAAAGGATTGTTGAGTGTGGCGGCAGCAAAGTGTGCTGCCTTTAGTGCTAAATTAGTCATCGTTTGTTACTCCATGTTAGTTCCATACCAAACACAAGCAATATCACAAAAACAAATACAAATATGCCTGACATCATAATCCATACCCATTTAGTAAACTCCAATGGATACTAACTATCACTGTTGTTAGTATCACTGTTGCGAAAAGACTAGTCTTGAGGTTCATCTCTTTTCTTCCAAAGTTCTAGAAAATAACGATCAACTAGATACAAATCACCTTGAGGTGGTTGGTCTTCAATCATAGACCATTCATTACAAAGTGCCCTCATATCAAATGATATTTTACCAGGGGTAAACATTCTCCCGAAAGAAGACATAGCGAATGCAAATCGCATTCTAATGCGCTGTTCCATTTCCTCCGTAGGCGTCGGTTTCGTAATAGTTATTTTCACCTCTTCTGTGCCCGAAATATATGGTGGCACATATAAAGGGTAGTGATCCGAAAAGTAAGACATGTGCTAGGGTCATCTTACGTTGTGTCCTCCAAACATATATCTCATTCCATTGAGTACGCGGTTACCAAACTCACCTAATCTTCTACTGTTGAACCTCTCAAATAAGGCAGCAGATATAACAGGAGTGGGTACACCAAGATCCACAGCAGTGTGCAAAGTCCAACGACCTTCACCACTATCTGATACTCCCCCGTCAAACTGTCCGAGATCGTTGTGATCGTGGCGTAGTACATCAGCGGTAAGATCAAGTAACCAAGACCCAACCACAGAACCCCTGCGCCATAACTCAGCAACCTCAGTACAGTCAATGTCATAGCAATAATCTTCTGGATTCTCCATTGGAGCAACCTCAGCATCTCCTTCTTTGACATACTTAGCACCTGCATTTGCTTCATGAAGTACATTGAATCCTTCAGCATATGCTTGCATGATTCCATACTCAATGCCGTTGTGAACCATCTTCACAAAATGCCCTGCACCTGGTGGTCCACAATGCAACCAACCATACTCGGCAGATGTTGCTATAGATTTTGGATCTGTACGTGGTTCAGCACTAATACCAGGAGACAATGCCCTGAAAATAGGTGAACAAACCTGTACAGCAGATGTTTCACCACCAACCATCAGACAATAACCACGATCTAAACCATATACACCACCAGATGTACCACAGTCAATATATTGGATACCCAATTTACTGAGACGATTAGCACGGCGTCTAGAATCCTTGAAGTTGCTATTACCATGGTCTATGACAATATCACCCTCTGTAGCACTCTCTAGGATCTCCTGGAGGGTGTTCTCAACGTTCTCTGCTGGTACAACCATTTGATAGATTGCTGGTCCATCTTGATGCAAAACTCTGGATAGTTCTTCGATACCATATACAACGCCAGAAACATATCCTTTTTCATATGCTTCTTCTGCTGCTTCTCGGTTTCTCCGATAACCCCAAGTTTCAATGCCATGTTTCATCATGCGGCGAGACATACCCTCGCCCATGCGACCAAGACCGATAATTCCGACTTTCATAGATGATTCTTTAGACGCTTTATATAGTTTATATACCTACTAGCATTTGTCTATGATTGTCATCTAAAGCACACTCAGTTAGAATGTCAACACCTAATGCAATCCTTGGTACGACTGAGTTTTTATGTTGATCTGTCCAGTAAGTAAGATACTCTGGAAACAGAGTTAGTGTTCCTGCTTCATCCTTATAACTGATAGCATTGTTACCAAATGGATTCTGATAAAATGTGGATGTAGTCTCACTTTGTAAGATGATACTAGCAGAGAGAAAACTATACTCATCAAAATTATGATGGTGTGGTTTGATTGACTGCCCACGTCTTAGAATAGTACCCCACATTCTTCCATAGAGAGGTTCATCATAGTCAGGATACATGTCCTTGACACAATGCTTTATCACGTTCTTGATATGCTTACATGTCTCATCTTCCCATGCAAACATATTATATGCTCTGAACTTAGCAGCAAGAGAAAACTCACCAAGACCAGTACCACCATCATCAGTGTGATCCATATGCTCTTTGATTAGATCTCCTTCCCTTGATAGCACTAATTGTGCTAACTGCAAGGATTCTTGAGGACTAATACATTTACCATGCCATGCCTTAGCACTAAACTGAATCGCTACTGGCGTTCTTGCTGGATTAGGTTGCTCAAATAGTGTGATATTACTCATTTTGATTACGGATTCCCATGCCAACTAATGAATATCTATGTTCATCCAAAAATGATAACTCAGGAACGAATGCAGAATGAAAGAATCCTCCATCATATACTAGACAACTATTGTATTCAATAGGTGCAACAGTGTCAAGTTTCCAATCCTCATTACCACGGAAACATTTCCATGGAACGGTAGTATTAGTATTGGTTTCGGGGAATAGTTCTTCATACTCTTCCCTGTTCAATTCAGTGACATACTTCTTATCTCTCCACTTCCAGAATGCAGTGCCACCAATACCCTCACACATCCAAAGATTGAATACGAAGTTGATAACATTCAACTGACCTTCAGGGTCAACGAACACGTCAGCATGTGGTTGCTCAGAGTTCTCAATCATAGGCATATCGCCTGTGAATACATTAGTAAACACACGAACTGGTGCAAAGTCTACATCCTTACGAATGCGATCAACAATAGTTGCCGCAGCATATGGTGGGATTTCTTGACGCCAACCAGGTGCAAATCCTCCTGTACGTTTCCATTGTGTTGAGATTACAGGAAACTGTTCCATTACCTCAACATACAGTTCAGGATTCTTTAGGAAGTTTCTATACATCTTGAAGGAGTTCATACCATCAATCTGTACTGTAGATAATTCAGTATCAGGATTTATCTGTACTGCTTTGAGAAATTTCTCTTCGTCAATATAATTGAAACTCATTGCTTTACCACCTTGAATGAATATGTACCTCTACAATCGAGTACCTCAGGAAGAACATTGAATGAGATACTTACACGATTGTCTGCATGACTATTCTCATATCCATGCAGTAGATTAGATTGCCACAACATCAGATCACCTTCTCGATTAGGAAGAATAGCACCAGTAGAATTATACTTAGTCTGCTTAGATTCTGTCAGTTCTAAGTATGGTTTGTGCATGGCACCAGGGACACCACCAGGGAACTGAAATCCTAGATGTGGATGCTTACCAGTCTCAAAGTTGACATAATATGTACCACTGATGAATGAATTACTGTGGCAGTGCATGAACTGATACCCAGCATAATCACACTTGTTCAACCAACAATCAGTGACAACAACAGACTCACACTTATATCCTAGTGTGTTAGTAATATAGTCTAACGTACATTCTTTGATCCATGAATGAAACTTATCCCACCCAGGTTCATCGAGAAGGCATTGACCACCAGTATTGAAAAAATGTTGTAGATCAATACTATTACCATTCATCCTAGAGACATTAGTATCAGCAGCATACTGATCTATTACTCCAAAAGATTTTTCTTTTACATCATCAATGCCATTCTGAGGCATACGATAAACGCCAATCGCTTGAGGGAATACCTCAATCACATTACTGCTTATTTGTTCCATGTCAAAATTCTAATCGATTTAGGGCGAAGTCATGTCCAAGTTTACCTGTCATCCAAATATTGAATGAGATACTATATCTTGGTTTATCTAACGTTGATGGAACTGTACAATGTTCCAACCAAGAAGGAAAAATTAGTAGCATACTCTTCTTAGGACGAATAATAATTTCGCCTGAGTTGAACTTGTTAGTTTTCCTAATCCTTGGCATAATTTGATATCGAGATGATAATGGATCGATGAACTTTACACATCCACCACCCATGTCATCAATCTCTACATCATTAGGATACCATACTCCAGAGAAAAATGAATTACTATGTGCATGAGGATGAAGAGAACCACCAGTATTCAATGAGTTGCCCCACATCGATGTGATATATGGTTCGATATCCATATAACCACACTTGTCCCATACATTATTGAGTGCGCTAACTACTTTGATACCAAAATTCTTGAATAGTGGTTCTTCATGTAGTGTATCACGAGATGAAAATGCATCTTGCTCTTCACCTTGTGGTGTAAAATGTTGATTCTGTAAAGGTTTTTGCAGTTCTTTTACAATATCACGCTGTTCCTCAACAGCACATGTAAATTCAAACAATGGCACAGAAAAAATTTCATGCACAAATGAATCCATCGGAGCGGATGGACCATCATAACTAAAGTATGACATCAGTCCTCAGATCCTTGCAACATGTTAGTGATAGCATCACTACCACCAGTGATCATATCATGGAGAGGAATATTCATTGTGTCCTCAATACCTTCCCAACTAGGAAGTGTAAAGTTATTAGGATCACGCAGCAATTCGTTAGCAGCAGGTTTCAATGCTCTTTCAATCTTCTGTAACTGTGAACCTAACAAGTTACTGTATTGGAAACCAATTGACAATGCTTTTAGTTGATCCTCCTCAGGCATCATCGAGATAGAATCTAAATTACCAACACTAATACGACCGAATGACATCATGTCAAGTGCTGCCTGTTTGCCCATACGAGCGATCCAATATTTCTTCTCTTCTTCCTCATCATCATTCCAATAGCGCAGAAGATCTTCTTCTGTCTCACATGCATCTTGGACCATCTTGACAAAATGATCAGATTCTTTTACCTGGCGCTTATACTTACGCTCTGCGATCTCAATATCGATGACCTTATCTTTGTGATCGATCTGTAGCAACTCACGCTCATAGTCATCTCCGCACTCTTCAAGACGCCTCTCGATATACTTCTGATGAACTTTCTCGCGTTCAATTTCAAATTCAATTTTCTTCAGTGAATGGGTTCTGTTCTCAAGTTCAAGCAATGCTTGTCTTACTTGACGATATTTTGTGACATGCGACTTACCAACAAAAGTTTCATTTTGATACTTTGTTTGACCGCTTGCATATTTCACAGAATAGTCAATAATCTGATCAGCGGATAATGACATAATGATTAGTTACCTAAATTATATAGTTCAGAAAGCGAAACCGATTCCTAACTCCTTAGTGCGGGTCTCTTTACCAGTTTCTTCATCGATGACAAGTCTGCCAGTCTCAACTGCTTGTGTTTGTGGCATTTCAATGTTGAAATAGTCTTCATAGAAAATGTTCATCTCTTTGATTGTAGCGCAGTTTTTGTATGCCTGCTTTACTTGTGCCATCTTCTGAAGCAGAGTAGTTACTCTAGTCCTGTGATTGACCCTTGCAGTGTTGACTTTAGCAACAATATCCTCAACTGTCAAGCCCCTAGCAGTAGCAAGTGCTGTCAAGATGGGTACATCAGCAGTATTATCTGCTGCCCATGCTTGTGCTTCTTCCCATTGATACTCAAATGTTACTTGTTCTAACGTATTATTCAGATCAAGTTTTGCAAGACGCTTATCCATTTCTTCTTCAATAACTGCCTTAGCGACTGCTTTCATTGCCAGAACAGTTGCATCCTTTCGTTGCTGATCAAAGGGAAGTGTGACCTTCTCACCAGGATTTTGAGTTGGTTGACTAACAGTAAGGAATTTTAGTTGTGGATCAAATGCAAATGACGTAGGTTCCCAAGAGTTAGTTACAGAACTCACGTTGTCTTCATCAGTATCAACACCACCAGCAGCAGTGTTATCAATGATCTCACCACCTTCAAGATCCGTTCTGATTACTTTGATATTATCTCTAACCTCAGCAAAGGATCTAAATCCTTTACTTGCTATCATTTCATTCAGAATATAGAATCTATTCTGAGGATTAGTCATATTATAAGTATCTTCAAAGATAGTCTTATTCGATGTCGCAACAGAAAATGAGATCCAATCTAGGACAGAATAATAGTTGACGAACTCATCTGGCATCGAGTTCATCCATTTGCCTGCTTTTGCGAGATAGTATGTACGCATTGTTATTTCCTATTAGTAAGAACCGAAACCACCATATGCACCAGTGCCATCAGCAAGTGGTTCACCGCCGATTGCCTGATAACCAGAACCTGTGTAAGTCATGTAGGAACGTGGAACAATACCAGCACCAATCATGTCTCCTGCCTCACGTCCTACACCAGAGGATGATCCAGGAATACCTTTTCTGTATGTGATAGTTGAGTCAGCGAAGAGAATAGTATCAACGTAATAGTAATAGATCCAAGAGTTATTGTTCTGTGCTCCGTTATAGTTAGAGATGCAGTAACCTTTGTTCATGCCAGTGTGCTGGTTCTCTTCACCACCAGCTTCTGGTTTTGTAATACCAGAACGTAGAATGACAGCATCAGAGTCACGACGCTTCGTGATCGCTCTGTTTCTGTTTGTACCCTCAGAGCAATAGAAGAAACCAATTCTAGTCCTAAGGTGCTTATTCAGACCACCACTGTTAGGTGCTGGTGCATAGTTAGACCAGGCAGTATATGATTCACTAGAGAATTCAAATCTGTAGTGACCTGTAGACACCCAGGAGTAATACTCACCTTCAGCGTGTGCAACACGGTTGATAGATCCACTAATATCGCTTAGCATCACCTCAGTATTGAGATCGTGACGATCAGTGTTACCATTACCTGAAGTAATATATGCTCTGTTTCTACCGTTGTTTGTATACCATTGGTTGCCAAGGAAATCAGTCCATGCACCAGAGTAAGATCTGTTTCTCAGTGTATTCCAGTTGCTATTCTGACCACGGTTTGTTTCCGTAATCATTGAATATGAACAGGTGTTTGCAACAGCAGGCAACCAAGAGTTAGCACAGTTGTAAACAAAGAGGTTGATACCGTTTGCTGATCCGCCAATGTATGCAGCAGATCTATCAATAACATCACCTAGTGACAGTGTAACGTCAGCAGAGTGAGTAGTACGGTTACCATTACGATAAGGAGCAGCGTTCTTATATCCACCGATAGTATATCCACGGTTGATAATAAATCTGAAGGGCCACTGTGTGAGGTTTTCTAGTCTATAGTTTGCGTCTAGATCGTGTGTCCAATATGCTTCGTAAGTATCATTATTTCTAGTAGTATCATCGTCATATGCATTACCATTAGCACGACGACAACGTAGGACTGATCCTGAAGTGTCATCATTCATCTCAGGAATGCCACCACCCACATCTGCCCAGGTGTTGGATGCGTCGTAGACCTCAACCTTGCCTGACGTAGTGTTATACCTCAGCATACCTGTTGCAGGTGATCCAGGTCTCTGAGCGTCTGTGCCCTTAGGGAGAACCATGCCATCAGTAGCACCACCCATGTCCATAGACACGCTTGGAGTCTGAGTACCAACACCCACTCGATTATTCACCGAGTCAATATACAGAGTACCGCTATCGAAATTGAAACGACCACTACTGTCAATCTCTAGTTCGGGAGCACCCGTTCCAGCAGTTAGACCTGAGATTCTATCAACATTTAGTCTAGACATTTCGTATAGTTACCTCTTCTTGTTTATTTATGAGAATCCAGGTTCTTCCTCTCGGAAATAGAACTCCATATCCTGTACTGCATTATCAGGACCACGAGATGCTGCTAAATGCATTGGATCAGCGTGGAACCACTGGTTTGCCTGATAACTACTCTCGCCTGTCTCCCAGTACAAAATAGAGCGACGTACTAAGAATTGCTCAAAATTACCACTGTTATCATTATTAGCATTGAAACTAGAGTTCCATGCAATACCAGGATATGATGGTCCGTTTTCATAACGTACGCGATCTGCTTCACCTGCAATGTAATCCCTAGAGACCAGACCCATAGGTCCTTTATTGCTCATTCTGCATTTACGAATAACAGTACCAATATTGTTGGCAGGAAATGTCCAGTTTACATTCGCCGTCGTGTCAAATCTATTCAGTTCAGTTACTTCCCAAATAAAGATTTTACTCTGACATTCAGTACGGCGTGCCATCATCTGACTCGTATCACTTGCACCTTCAATTGCTTTTGCAAAGTCCATGCGTGAAAACGCAGTTCTATTAGTTTTTGCAGTAGAAGATAACGTACCATATGTATTGAATAATGGTAGATAGTTACTGCCAACAGTGTTTGTTTTGTTGGTGTTGATATTACCTGCATATGCGACCATCATCCAACCACCACCATCGGTAGTCATGTCACAATATACTTGAGTAGGACCAAAGGCACCACCACCAGTTCCAGATGGATCAATCCAATAGACACCATCAGGTGCATTAGGATACTGTTTCTTGATAGCAAGTGCAGATGGGGCAGGATTTGCCTGTGTTCCTAAATCTACATAACTACCTGATGCTGTAGTCTCTCCAAAATTGATCCAGTTAGCACCTGTATAGACCTCAATAAATCCTACATCAGTATTGAATCTAATCATGCCTGTTTGTAATGCCTGACCAGTAGGTCTTTGTGCAGTAGTACCTACAGGAATTGATAAAGTTGCATCACCACCAAACTCTAGTCCACCACCAATAATTAGGTTGCCATCACTAGGTACGACAACGACAAAATCGTTATCAGATGTTCCTTCAATACTCGCTGTTTTTACTGTACTCATTAGATTCTATACCTGATAATTACTACACCAGTACCGCCTGCGCCGCCACCGCCACCGTTGCCAGAGTTGGTTGAACCTCCTCCACCACCACCGCCAGTGTTATCGACACCACCTATACCCCCGTTGTTTCCTCCAGGAGCACCGCCATTTCCCCCGCCACCAGGACCACCAAAACCTCCAGTATGAGCGGGGTCGTGTGATCCTCCACCACCGCCTCCTGCATAATACTTATTAGCACCAGAAATTTTATACTGAAGACCAATACCACCATCACCACATTCACCAGAGACGGAGTTGTTACCACCAGTAGATGGTCCCCAACCTCTGTTACCAGGCATCAAAGCACCGCCGCCTCCACCTGCATTCCAGGTGTTCGATGTACCATATCCACCATTAGTGCCAAAACCACCTGTAGCAGATCCAGATTGCTGTCCAGTACCACCGTTTGCATCATATCTACCACCGCCACCAGATCCACCGTTAGACCCGTTGTTCTGCCCGTCAGCACCGCCTCCACCACCGCCAATAGCAGTGATATTTACAAATGATCCAGGACCACTGATAGTAGTGTTACCACCATTATTACCAGGGACGCCAGTACCAGCTCCACCACCACCAATAATTCCTACAGTAACAGTGTGATTACCAGTAGTAGGAAAATGCTTTTCTGTACCAATTCTAGGTTGTTCGGCACCATAATAAACGAGACCACCGCCTCCTCCACCAGCGCCAGAGCGACCTCCGCCGCCTCCGCCGCCACCAACCATCAATACCTCAGCATATCCTGCGGCAGTAACGTTGAATGTACCGTTGCTAGTAAATGTATGAATGCGCCAACCATCATAGTCATATGTAAAGTTGCCACCAGTTGCTGTCATACCAGCAGAAAGTTCAGTCGATACACTAACAGCAACCCAAGTGGCACCATTGTATATCTCAGCCCTGTTTTGTTCAGTATTATAACATAACTGACCTGCAACAGGACTAGAAGGTCTCTGACTATTAGTAATAGCAGGAAGTTTTAGGGCACCATTACCACATTGAGCATCTAACTCAATGTTGATCTTCATGGTGGTTCCTGCTTGAGTTCTTACAACACCAAGAATAGGACCTGCTATATCTCCAACGTATAACTTACTCATGTTATTTTACCCAGAACCATCCGTTTGCTTCACCTAAACTATCCTGTCTGAATCCACATTGGTTCCCTTGCTCAGGATGCCTGCCGTAAGCGAAATAAGTAGTCCCACCTGTATGGTGATCTCCCATACCGCGAGTACCCGTGTTTGGGTTTCTATCATTGAATTGTCCTTCATATTGCAAGGCAATGTTTGTACGAGCATTTTGACCACTTGCACTACTGAGTAGATCAATAGTCATAGCAAATGGAAAGAACTGATTGATAGGACCATAGTTACTAGTCCAATGACCAGACTCTAACCAATATGGTGTCTGCCCTCTATATAGACTACTATTCCTCAGGTTTTGAATAAAAGTATCTGCCATCTTGATAGTAACCTGAGCATCATAGATTGGACCCTGCAGATAACCATCAGTTCTGGTAAATGTACCGTACTGACCGTTAGTTACATGAGATTGACAATCTTCTCTTCTAACAACAACAGCACAAGTCCAACCACCAGCATATCTACGATTGTCAACATACATTCTGTATGCTAAACTTTCGTTATTAGGTTGAATATAGTAATATCCCGTCTCAAATCCAGCATAATTTAGATGCTGTCCGCTAGGAGCAGGATTAGAGGGAAGTCCTAATGTTGTTGCAGAAGTAGCACCAGTTCCAGATGCTACCCAATTAGTGCCATCCCATGCTTCAACTCTGTTATCAGTTTCATTATAAAATAAAGAACCAACTCTTTTACCTTTGACTGGTCTTTGATTTACAGGTGCGTTAGGAATACTTAGAGTCTTCGCTCCAGATTCCATTTGTAATGTTCCATCAACACGTAATGGATCATTCACATGCACATTGAACTGAGGTATAGTTACACCTTCAACTGTTGCAGAAGTATCTAGTCCCGCTATGTTTGTTACATTTAGGCGACCCATTATCTAACGCTCCACGCTGCTCCTGACTGAACCGTAACTGTGAAACCTTGTGAAATTGTAATTGGTCCTGCACTCAAACCATTGGCAAATTCAGGTCCATTATTAGTACCTGTCGTTCCAACAGTCAAGTTTTCATCAATTGTAGCAGCATTAGTTCTGATAACACTTTTCTCACCAATGGAAGGACCACCACCAGCAAGAGGGAACCAACCCCTAGCACCAGATCCAGGTGCAGTTTCTCTATAAATCTCTGCCCCGAGTTCTGTAGTATTGAAACGCAAAGTACCATCGTCAGGTGATCCTGGTCTTTGCGCCGAAGTTCCAATAGGTAACGTCAGAATTGCGTCACCATTAGTGTTCAGGAACCGTAAGGCAGAAATCGTGGCATCAGTTGCCTGAGATATATTATTGCCATTGATTTGAGTAAGTGCCATTTCTCGTTCTTATACCCTGTGTACTATTTAGATAGGCAGCTCAATAATGTGAACTGTATCACCTGCCTGTGGAATTGTGCCTGTATCAAACACAACGTTGGTGCCATTACTATCAACGTTGAAGTTGACACCACCAATTTGTGCAACACCATTGATGTACACAAGCACTGAACTTGCAGTATGAGTAAGACTGCTATAACCAGTAATTGCAAATGTACTCTGTGCTACCGTTAGAACTGTAGATCTGGTAATATACTTAGCAGGAGAAACTGCGCCGCGGCCAGTAACAGTAAGATCACCATCGATGTAGGTGTTACCCTGCACCTCAAGTCTGTTATTAGCATCGTTAGATGCTGCAGTTCTGCCGAGACCAACGTTACCACCAGCAGTCAGATCGATTGCACCAGTATTAGTTAGTCCAAACTCATACCAGTTTTGCTGCCAACGAATCCAACCAAGTGAATCGCCAAGTTCCCAGTTTTCATTATAAATGATATCACCATCATCAGGTGTATCATATGTTCCAGCAGTAAATGCCGAGAAGTCAGGTAAACCATTAGAATCTTTTGGTGCTAACAGCGTCTGCTTCAGGATTGTACCATCCTGGTTGTTGTATGTCAGTTTACGTGCAAGTATATTACCCGTAGATGACAAAGTATTCTGGAATGTGACTGGACCAGAGAATACTGATTCCAGTGCGTTGGAACCACCACCGATAACAGTTAGTTTATCAGTCAGCACCAACTCAGAGAACGTTTGAATGGTTGTGTTCTCTTCACCAACAACATTCAACTGTGCAATATCTTCGTTAGTGATCTGACCAGTAACTGGGTTGATAACCTGGTTACCAATGAATAGGTCACCGTTAGAGTTTAGACCTGAGTAGAATGCAACACCTGCATCTTCCTTGATTGACTGAGAGAACTTGATCTGATCATCAGTAAGTGTCTCAACCTGTGTCTGTGGGAATGCTGTAGAATAGTTACCAGGACCGAAACCAGTATATTCAAAGGTGTGGTTACCAGAACGTAGAATAGAGTGTCTTCTCAGTTCTACAGGAATTGGTGCAAGGTTGCCTTCGCCATCAACACGAATAGGAATCTTACGAGTTTCAGCATCACCTAAGCGTGCAGTCAGTGGAATACCAGACAACTGAATGTTTGCTGCATCCCAGTTAGGCGTAGTACCAGGTTGTGACCAACCACTATCAGCAACCAGTTTCAGAACCGATTCTTTAGTGATAGAACGCTGAGGATCTTTGTTATTGATAGCAGGTGTAGCACCGTTGGTAGAATATACCAAACCGATAATTCTCTTATCGGCAACAGATACTGCTGCAGAAGGATCTGCTACAGGGTTGTCTCTGTCAAACGATGGATATACCTCATTGACGTTCTGAGAGAATCTCTTATCATCATAGTTACCAACAGGAGATCCTGCTTCACCAGGAATAACAGATGCCCAAAGCAGTGTCAGATAGTAAACACCATCGCTCTCACCTCTAACAAACTTAGTAACAGTTTCAATATCATAAAGATAGAATGTCTGAGTAAGTTCGTATCTAGTAGTATCTGTATTCAGTGGTTGTAGAACAAAACCTGAGATAGGTGAACGTGGCAATGGCAACTGCTGATCTTGTGGGATCACCATTCGTACACGATAAGTTCTGTCAACCAGGTTTCTTGCGTCAGGAACACGAGAGATGAACGTAGTTGGTGTGAAGTTTACACTATCGTACTTAGTTCTACCCGTCTGGATAGAAGCATAGATCTGGTTATCAGTTGGACTTGTAGAAATATACCAACCAGCAGGATTGTAGATTGGGTTACCGTTAGCATCAGTACCAGTTTGACCAAATGCACCACCATAAGTGCCTTCATCATATTGGAATGGGGATCCTGCTTCACCAGCAACAGAAGTAGAAACAGTAGGACCGAATGGTGAAATTGCTGCACTTCTTACTGATGCAGTGGTTGCACTGTTATCAGCAAACAAGAGACATTTTACTTTATCTGCAACTGCTGAAGCACCAGTACCATCTTGTCTAGCACCTACTGCATAACCTTGAATGCGAGTTGGAGGAGTAGAATCTGATGCAGTATAACCATAAAGATATAATCTACTACCAGCAGTCTGACCAATGTTATTCAACTGTCCATTCACTTGTCTAGTACGAGTGATGTCAATGTTTACCCAGTTGACTGATACTTCGTCCACGTCTGCAAGAGACTTAGGTGGAACAATATGTGTAAGTTGTCCAGACTTATCTTTAGTGAATGATTTTAGTTTGAAACCTTTAGATCTAAGAGCTGTCGATCCAAAGTTTGAGTTTGAGTTCGTGATCGACATGTCAGCGCCACGGAAACCAGCAAAGTGGTCAGCATAACCCACAGCAAACACAGAAACGACCTGAATAAACGAGTCGTTAGAACACATAACATGGGTGTGTTCCCATCCTTTTCTATAACGTGCGAAACCATCTAAGTGAGCACCATCTCCAGATGTTGCTGCAAGATAGTTACCTGTAGATTCATCATATCGTACGAATGCTCTATCATCTTTTTGAAGACTCAATCCCGTGAATTGAGCCACAACCATTGATTTGAAACCAGTTGCTTTGGAACCATCAGCGTGCATTCCATTCATGCCCCAAACCGATCTCAAGGATAGGTTGAACATGTATGGTGATGCAGAGTCAACTGTATCAATCTCAACTTTGACAACAATGTTTGAACCAATTGCAGTACCAGTTGGTTCCTGAATCATCTGGTAAGTAAAGACATTACCTGATGCAGATGTAACTTGGAACGAACCATTATACAATGATGCATCCACTTCACCAGATGTACCAGTAGATGATGTAACACCACTGATGTTGACGTTCACACCAACAGAGAAACCATGGTTTCGTGGGTTACCAAACTCATCAACAGTAACCGCTGTAGCAGTTTGACCGTTACGAGTAATTTGCGAAATACGATATTCGTCAGAAATAGGACCAACGATCCTGTTTTCCTCAACCCTTGCCTGAATCTGGTCAGTATCAGGATCTCCAGAAGTATCAGGAATTGTAGCAAATGCTTTCGATACTTTCTGATAGTAGATATCGAGGTCAGTTCTGTCAAGGATATTAGCAACAGCAGAGTAATCACTGTTAGGAACTCTGCCGTCTTCAATCAACTTGGAAAGAGTGTTTACACCATCAGCAAAACCAAATGCTGTTACTTTATGGTGTGAATACGATGGAGGAATAGTTTCAGTAGAGTCTGGTCTAAAATATACACCAGTGTCATCACCATCGAAGAATGAGAACTGCCAGAAATAGCAACCACCAGTTACGCTAAAAATATTTACAGGAGAAGGAACTTGGTCCTCAGTATTGATATTTTTTGCAGCGTAGATAGTAGGATAAGGAATGTACTTAGGAATAATCTTAGTACGACGGAGGTCAGAACCAACAATGGAACAACCTCTAGGAACAATAATACCACCCTCAATAGAATTGTACTTATACAGTACATTATTAGGTGAGGTAACATCAAAGTTAGAGTTAGCGTCAAGTGGCGCTACATTAGTATAAAGAACATCGCCAGGTCTGTTGTCAACGACATACTCAGAAGGATAGAGATAGATCGAAAATGCGTCAAATTCGTCGTTTGATAGACCAACACGATACGAGAACCTTGCCACCTCAAGAAATGCACGCTGCAGACTCTTGAAAGGTCTCAATGAAGAGTTGCCTCTGTTGTCAATCGCATCCGAAGCATCGAAATCATCGGGGTTGACGTAGATAATACGTCCCGTACGGGACGTGATAATATTCTTGAGTCTTGTTAGTGACATTTGCTATCTACTATCCTTCTTTGTTATTTATGAGCGACGATCAACCGCCACCTGACGCACCACCAGCAGCAGCGATAACAGCATTGACATCAAAGGATCGTACAGAGAAGTCTGAAGAACTATCTTGGAATCCACTATAGTCAAAACTGATATTTTGCGTTGCGGCATATACCATCAGGACTTGACCAGGACCAATGATCAGTGAGGTCAGTCTTTCTGCAGCATCAACTGAGTTATCATGCATGATTTGATCTACAGAATCAATAGCATTTGCTGCTGTATCAATGCTACTAATTGTTGCAAGAGACCTAGATGCTGTACCAATTTTAGGCACATCATAGAATGTGTCAGCACCTGCAAAGTCTGCTGATCCAAGACCAGTTACAATATTTACTGATGTTCCAGAAATTTCCTGAACATAACCCCATTTAGATCCTGCATTAGAGGTTAGAGTAAATGTAGTTTGACCCAAAGTAATAGCATCACTTGCATTAGTCAGAGTACCTTGAAGGTCATAGATGTAGATGGTGTCATAAGAATAATCAACTGACAATAGCAGTGATTGATCACTACCACCTAGGGTGCCATCGGCAGTGTCAAAGTAATAGTAAGTAGCATCGCCACCACCATTAGCACTCATATCATACTGAACATATGCTCCACTAGCACCAGCTGTGCCGCTACTTGTCTTGCCACTTACATACTCAGTTCCATCATCAGATGTTCCTGCAGTTTGGTCAATACCAAATGTACCGTTGATGGTTGTAGATAATGCAAAACCTACTCCAGACATTGAAGCATCTTGTACAAAGAACTTATAAGTTCTATCCAAGAACAATGTCACACTTGCCGATCTACGCAGACTATAAGTACCGCCAGCACCATTATCAGAGAATACGAATTCATCACGGGAAACACCAACACCACCAGCAGCGATATCGCCAGTTGCAGAAGATGTACCACCAGTTAGAGTTTCACCCTCAACAAAAGTGGTTCCAGTTACAGGACCGAGATAGAGAGTAGAACCACCGAGAGAACCGTCAATAATATCATAGATAACTGCTGTACCACTTCCAGTACCACCAGTTACTGTTTCACCAACGGAGAAACTACCAGTTTGGTTCTCAATACTATATGTAAGAATACCAATCTTCTTTACATAAAAGTCAGTTGAGGGTGGAACATAATACGATTCCCATTTGAATGTGGTTTCGCCATCATTCGTGGTTATCAACTGACCAGGAGTAAATGTATCCTGCTGATCAGTAATAATAGGAATTGAAGTATCAAATGTTAGAGTTTTATTTGTAATCACATCTCCAGGGTGGAGAAGATAAGTAGATGCATCCAGCGTTGCTGCGATGTCATACTTTTTCACACCAACACGAACATTAGCAGCAGTACCGTCGCTGACCATGTTTAGAACGCCACTCGCAGAAGAGTCGATAGGCGCTCTATACAGGGCAGTCCATGTAGTTGCAGCTGGTTTCGCTGATGCTAGTTTTCCTGTTTGCGTTGCCATTTTTTATTAGAATCCAGCGTAGAAGAATTGTTGTTGTCTTGTTCTACCCGTCAGGGTAGCAGCACCGATACCAGCACCGAAGGTAACGTCATCTAGCGTAACGTTATCTGTAGAAAGCAGAGTTGCATCTGCATCAGGGAACGAGATTGTTCTGGTTGCCTGTAGATTATCTAGGTTGAAGATAACCGCGCCTGCTCCACCAAATGCAGGTCTAACAACGGGAGATAGTAGAGTTTTGTTTCTAAGATCCTGTGCTGCTCTTTCGGTAACAAGAATGTTATTACCACCTGCATTATTTAGTATTCCATTAGATGGGAACTGATACGTCTCGTTTGTATTCTCAAGCAGATTGTCAAGGTCAAAGTTGATCTTCTTAGAGATCGTTGTACCAGATGCAAAAATAGCATTGGAATATACTTTGTTAGTAATAGTTTGAGTTGTATCTCTTCCCAATAATGTCATACTCAGATCAGGAATCGTAATAATACGATTAGCAGTCAATTCTGATGTATTGATATTAGCACTAAACTCAGAGTCAAATGTCTGTTGGAACTTGACTGAAACAAAATTCTTATTGAGAACAATTTGTTCTGTCTTAGTATCTAACAGCGTGGAGTGGTTAGCATTTGCTTCTGCTGTAGTGGTAATTGCACCAGCATCAGGTAAGAAGTAAGAACGTCTAGCAGCAACAGTTTCATCCCAGTTGATCTGGAATACTGCTTCTTCATCACCATCAACCAAAACAAAGTTGTCTTCATCAACCAAGATAGTTTTGTTTCTCAGTGTTTGCTGAGAGTCATCACCTACAAGAACTGTACCATTTCCAGCAGTAACTGGTGGGAGGTTGAAGATTCTGATAGCAGTACCACTACCAATACCAGAAATTTCAAATCGTGCTTTTTGACCTTGAGAATCCTCAAGAATCATTGCAGTATCGTCAATCCTAAACTGACCTGTAACTCGTACAGATCCAGTACCTTTGGGTGCAAGAACAAGGTCGGAGTTATCTACTAAATCATCTAGTGCAGTCAAATAGTTTGATGTACTACCATCAGAGTTCAAGAGACGTGTGAAATACACTCCTCCAGCACCCCATGATAGACCAAGTTGGTCATATGCATTCTGGTACACTCCAGAATTACGGTCCAAATCAAAGGCAATCCCAGGATCAGATTTAGACCCCGCACCCACACCTTTGAATAACTGGTTGATCCTCGCTTTCCTGTTAGGAATAAGCGGGTCAGATACTACGACAGGCAGAATTGCTTCACCCGATAAGGCAGCATCTGCAATGTCCTCTAATTGCGAAATCTTTTTGGTTCCCACGGACTGACGATATAGTTCTTACAAAAGTTATTTATACTGGTTTGTAGATGCGTCCTAGATTATCATACATGTTCATGACCGACTGAGATGTATGGAAACCATAAGTAACCATATTTGTACGGATGTCGCCATCAATTATGTTCTGAATAAATGAATCGTTGAGTTCTAAACTTTTTGCATAATCCCAAAATGGCGTATCATACTTAGATCCAAACTTATAATGATACAGGATAAAGTTAGCATTCTCTTTGATTGAGCGTTGCATATCATACTCAATTTTCTGTATTGGTTTTTCTCCCCATACTGCTTCCATCGTAAGTTCAATCCACTTCATATATCCAGCAACAGATGTTGCTTCCATAGGTTCGATAAAAAAGTATCTGTTGCCATTTAGGAATACTCGGTTATCGATAATAGGACTTTTGGCATAATAGTTCCTGAACGGGAAGGTTGCAGTAATATTATCTACACCAAATTGTTCTTTGAAATTTATCTCTGCTTCAGTGTCACTAGTAATATCACTATTATATAAGTATCCATATTGCACACGATCCTGCAAATGGATTACAAATGTCCATCCATCTGGTGTTGTGACAGTCCTAGTCCATGGAACATTATCTGGATTGGGCATGTTAGATAACATTACCCGATTCAAAGGGTTAGTAATTATATTATAGTCTGTATAATCTGTAGGAAATCCTCTACAGTCATACACATAGTCTGCGTCACATTCATCATAGGTCTCAATATGCTTCTGAGTTACCTTGAAGATGCCTGTATCGCATAAAAAATCTTGAAATAGATGAGGATCTAGGTGCATACCTACCTCATCAAAGTTGAATGGATGAAACCATTCAGGTTTATCTCCCCACCCTTCATATTTGATACCAAACTTAGGAGTTGCTTTCCAAGGATTATCGTGCCAGTTTAGACTCCATCCAAATGTATCTGCCAGAAAACCTGTTAGACCAGGAAAGGATCCCGACCCAACAGGTTCTGTATCAATCTCCTCATCATAATACAGTTCGACTTCAGTCTTAGGTGAGTAATGTCGCCAATATAATGCTGTAAGGACTCCCGCTAGACCTTTGCCAAGAACTGCAACTTTCATAGTTTTTCTGTGTTTGGATATAAGGTATTGTATTTTGCAAACCTATTGACATTTGGTCTTACATCTAGAGACTCACATGCAAACCTATAACTCATCCACTCAGTCAAGAAAGTCGAGATTTGAGAGTGATTCTCCATGGTTTGGGTGGATGAGATCAAGGAATTGTTGTGCTTTTGTGAGTTGCTTTTGGTGGTAGTCTCTCCAGTCGATCGCTTCCGAGAGGATTTCCTCGTATGCTTGCCTCGCTTCCACTTTATCATCACTTAGATAATCTCCGATAGCGTCACCCATTCGATCTTTACGCTGAACAGCGTATTGAGTTTGCCAAAGTTCCATTTCAGGGCGTCCTTCAATTGTCATAAAACTAGTTTACCTGCACTACGGGTTGGTTTGATAATTGTACTGAATGTATTCATATAGTAGTCATGAATATCATCATTGACTTCTCCACGGAAAACGATAAATCGTTTGGTCACTTCCAGTTTATCAGTAGATTCCTTTGAAAGAAAGGGTGCCCAAGATACAAAACCGATTTTGTTACCTTCACCAGGAACGGCAACAATCGGGTTTGATACAGTAATAATGTCATCAGTTTCGTCGAGAATTTCGGTAATAACCTCTTCGCCCGACGCCATTCGCAATAGTTGGATCATGGTAATAAATAATTTTTTTTCAAAAGGGGCGCTCTTTCTATTCAGAGTTCTTTTGTACTCCCCTTTGTTTTTCTTCTTTTAGAAGTTTGAAATATAGTTTGTAATACGGTTTTTTCATTTCTTCAAGGACTTTCATATCCTCTTCAAAACCCATATACTTACAGAGTTGATAAGATCCCTCTAATTCACTAAGTAATCTCAGTATGTTAGCAGGAAGTCTTTCAAGTCCTCCTGGTTGATACTGCTTGGGGATCGTCATCGATACTATATGTAGGTGGGTGAAAATTGCAGTATTCGTTGAAGGTAATTTTCATTTCCTTCTCAGTGAGATTAGCATGTTTTGCTGCTTTTGGCAAGTTCCACTTTGCTGACCACAGCATTTCCATTGATCGACGGGTTTCAGGTCTCATGGATATAATTTAGATAACGAAATGAACAATAGGAATGCTAGCATTATAACTACATCCCACGATTTTGTCTTTATAAAGTATGGAATTGAAATTAGATCTGCAACAAAGTGTGCAGTTACACCAACTAATACATTTACATGAAGGACAATAAAGTAGGCAATAATAACAAGAGCACTACCTAAGACCCTTAGACGAACTAGATTTGCCATTTAGTCACGGGTGTCATTATTTTCGATAAATTGGGATTTGAATTCATTCACCATGTCAAGGATATCAGGTTCGACAGGTGCAGCACGTTCAGCAACAGGTACGCACATGACATACTTCCCGCTTTCCAAACGTACTTTCCACACAATGTTTTCCCTACCAGTGAGTTCAATGCAGAATTCTAGATTCTTCTCGAACTCTTCATAAGAGATTTCGTATTGATTCATAGTCTTACAGAATACATTTCATCAGGGACAAATGCTTTGATCATGTTCCAGGTATCAGTGAATCCTTCACGTCCTTCCTCATCCCAGAGGAACTGAACTTCTTCGTAGTCACCACGATCAGAAGTCATCTCGATCTTGCGTTGTGCCACGTTTATGACCACATGCTCAAGGAACTGGGTGGTTTCTTCCATGGAGGTGTTTCGCTTACCCCCTGATCATAGCACACCCAGAGAGCATTGTCAATTCAGGTTGATCGCACCACCCAGGATGTTTACGATTGCACCCTTCATCGTGACGATTGCACCACCAGTGATATCCACTGCAGCACTTGCTTTTAGTAGGACCGCACCAGCAGCAACATTAGCAACAAATGCGCCAGCACCAACCTTGAACAAAGCACCACCTACTTTACAGGTTACCAAGAATGGACCTGGTGTAACAACAGAGAACCTAGGAATAGGATCAATTGATGGTGATGGACCTAGGATAATATCATAGGGTCCATTACACTGCCAGAATACACCCGATTTTGCCTTAGGCAATGGTGGTACGTTTACAAAGTGCCACTGAGCAGATGAATATGTTGTCAATGTATTGTTAGCACTCATAACAATATCACCACCACGAATATTCACTGATGGAGCATTGATCTCAGTATTACCTGTTGGAGCACCAACAGAGGTGTTCATAGTATTGATTTGACCATCAGTAGCATTCACTTTGAGTGTACCACCAGATGAACTGATATCTACATCAGATTCAAATTTGATTTGGTGCTTTTGAATCTTATCTGTCTTCTTAGGAGTTTTACCATTAGCATCTTTCTGCTGTGGAGCGCCAACAGCAGTAACCATCATGGCACCACCTACCTCAAGATGGAAGTTACCTGTCACTTTTAGGTGATAATCACCATTGACAGTGTGAACTTCATCGCCTCGGATGTTATAACAAAGATCTTTAGCAACATCAACGGTATATGCGTTTGCATATTGACTATGGTCACCTGCTACTGGTTTCTTGTCAGTTTTACTTTTATCCCTAGAAAGTGCTTTCTTTTCGTCTTTTCCTGCTTCTGTAGCAAGATACTTCTTATATGCATTATCATCGACATAAATTGATGTATGCACAGTACCAGAAGGAGTTCTTTCAGTCTGGGATTGTCTACCAGGAACACCAGTGTGTTGTTTCCAACCACCACTCATGAAAGTTTCTGCCTGAGTCAGATAAGGACTAGCATCGTTATAAATTTGTGAGACAAAATCTGATGCAACATTACGACTACCTTGAGCAAATCCACTTCCTAAGTCACCACATTTACGGTTTCCTAATTTATCTGCAAGTCCTTCTGCATCACAATAAGTAGTACCTAAGAATGGGATGAATGCCTTTGTTCTATTATCTTGTCTGGTTCTATCACACCCAAAATCAAAGAGGTTGAACAAGAACAAAACAATTTGCAAGAACCCTTCAAAACCAACTGACGCAAGATCAAATCCATCAGCAAAAATTGTAGATCCTTCTTTCCAAGTATCAATAATCTTCTTTGCAGCACCAATACCAGAAAGAATACCTTCAGCAGCAGATACAATATTCTTTACAGCACACAGAAGACTATCCATTGCTGACAAAATGCCTTGCCCAAGTTTATCAATACCCTGATTGATAAAATCGCTAGCAAAGTCCAATGCTTTATCGAGGGCAGATTCAATAAATGAACTGAATGGTGACATCACCATGTCAATAAAACTACCGATCTGATCATCAAGAGTACAGATCTGAGACAAAATCAACTGAATACCAGTTTTCACAATTGCCATTGTTGCAGTTGGAATACCAGTAAATGATGCAATCATAGCACCACCAGAAGTTAGTTTTCCTGCAAGTTCTGTCAAAAACTCTCGCATAGCAGCAATTGCTTCACCGCCAATCGCCGCAATTGCGTTTTCTACAGATCCAATGATATTATCAAGTGCAACTGGAGCACCTGTAGCAAGACTGACATATCCATTACCTTGAGGCTTGATTCCAGACAGTTCTTTTGCTGCTGTATCAAGAACAGATTCTAGATGCACCGTAAGGGTCTTAGAAGGTCCACCAACGCCGTCTGCAGCAGCGACTGGGGGTCCAATACTCTTTGCAGCGCCTGCCGTACCAGTTTTGACGCCAACGCCCTGCGGGTTCGCTGGTGCGCTTTGAGAGTCCTCTTTAGTTCCTGCAGTTTGGACTGAATTATTTCTATTTGCGTTTTGCTCGTCTCCTTCCATAGTTGCCGTATTATTGGCACCTGAGGCAGTGGTGTAATTGACCACTTTACGCATTTCGCCGCCAGTTAGGGCAAAAAGTGGTTCCTTACGTGATTCTCCACCTTTGATAGTACGAAGAACTCCCATAACACAAGGCATCTGTGCTTCTTCACCGTCTAGGAAGAAACCTAGAACAATAGCACCAGATTGCAATTGACCAGAAGACTGTCCCTGACCATCATTACCTGGTTGGTTTGTAGGTTGTAAAACTAACGCCCATGGCAAATCATCTGTTGGTAGTGTCTCCATAGAACCACCATCAGCATCTGTATACCAACCCAAAATTCTTACTTTGACACGGTTGATCTGCAGGGGATCTTGGTTATCTTCAACCTCACCGATCCACCATTGCATTCCGTCCTTACCAAAGAAGTCATTCTGACGTTCTTTTACATATCCTTCAACTTGGGACGTTGCCATATTATGAAATCAAATCGTACATTATTTATGGAAAAACCTTATAGGTCTCATTTTTGGCGGAGTTTTTTTCCGCCCTTTTTCAGAATCAAAAGTTCGTTTTCATTTACGCCTTTTGAATTCATAGAATTGACAACCACCAAAGACATACTCGCCATATTGATCGGTGCCTCTATCATATACTCTATACAAATCAGGAAGTAATTCCATCTTTGTAGCAATTAGCGTACCATTCTTAGTTTGGCAATTACCATTATCTTGTCCAAACCACCCATTTCTACGTGGTGTCAAGACAATAGCACAGTTACCTTTTCTTGTCCAATCTGTGTTATAAGTTTCCATAACAACAGACCCATCATCATACTCTACGAATTTGTGTAAGGTATGACGATAGGCATTTTCTTTACCTTCTGGATGTTTCCATTGCCAAGATTCATATCCGTCTGGAATCTTGATCCATTCAACAATTATTCTAGAAAAATCTGTAGGATACATTGAACATTGCTCAATATTATCCCAAACACCTAGAACATAATCTTCAATCTTCATATACTAAACATTCTGGTTCTGATGGATTGGTGTCGCAGTATAGTTCTAGTGGTGTTGGATCATGATGATCACCTGCTTCAATCTCTTCCTTGTGATGTTCTGCATATTCTTCCAATTCATGTAGTTCACCTTCAATGTGACGACGTTGATTAGGTGAAGTTAGAGGGTTGTCAAGGATCTCCTTGTCCTTTTCAATATGCTTTTCAATTGATTCCATAGAAATAAGTCTGAGGGAATGTACTTATTTAGTATAATATTGTTACCCTCTAGTGTCAACGGTTTTTGTTCTTACGCCGACGATTGCGTCTCTTGTTCGTCTTATTGTTCCTCTTCTTAGTACGAGTTCCTCCAGAACCCTGGCGGCCGCCGCGATTCTTTCTCCGTGCCGTTGTATCATTACGCTTGATCGCTCTCCGTCCCGCTGTAGACCTCTTCTTATTACGCCGCTGTCTTCTTTCGGGATTGCTAACATTCTTACCACGTTTTTTAGATTTCCGCCGTCTCTTCTTCCTGCTACCCAGTCCACTTCCAACAGCAGGCATTGCACCACGGCGTCTAAGTCCTCTACGCTTCTTACGAACACGTCCCTTACGTCTCCGTCTACCACTAGAATTACCAGCAATGGTTGAGGTACTCTCATTATTTTTAGAACTTGCACCACCAGAATCAGGTGTAGAATCTCTAGTCAATAGAAGAATCGATATCATTCTTCCATCATGATACTTATGCTCAGCACTAGCAATGATCCAAAGACCACTCCAACGTTGATCTGTGGGAATATTTGTACTGTTTGGTTTATCTGGTAGTGCCTTTGGGATCGTGATATGAATACCATGACCTGCCATCAAATCTAAGTTACCTGGTACAGTAACTTGAAGTTGTTGATATAAAAGACTCTTCAGTCTTAGGAAATTGTATGATCCTGCTTCAACAATAGACTTCACACTCTGTCCACCAATTGGAGCAGACTGTTTAGATTCTTTCTTCTCCATGTTGCCATAACCACGAGTCATGACTGGTTTCAGTCTTACTCGTCTAGGAGTATCAACCATCGATGGTTCACCCTGAGGTGCCAACTTACTCATATCAAATGGTGGTTTACCTTTTGGATTGACATGTGCCATGTCTTTCCAGTTTCTTCTAATAGCATACTCATCCAATGCTAATGGTAGATCGCCTGATTGATCTCCACTAGAACTCTTAGCAAGATCAACAGGATCAAATCCTTGTGTATATCCTGCCCATGTACCATGCCTAAGATTTTCTAGCAGGTTATAAGACTTAGGAAATGAAATCGTTTGGATGATAAAGTCTTTAGTTTCTTCTGCAATACTTGGTAGGTTTGCTTGACCATATCCATAGTAATACAGTTGTGGTAGTGGTCTCTTAGCAGTACCTTTCGTTTCACGTTTTGGTTTCTGTTTATTTGCATCCTCAATCATCGCATCGATTGTGATGTAATGATATCCAGATGTATTCTCGTAGAAAATATATCCACTCTGACGTAGTTTACCTGTCTGTTTCTTGCGAAGAGACTTCTCTGCTAGGTAATTGATAGCATTGAATGGTCTCCAGTTTGGACAAACATAAGAAAACTTCTCATCAGTTGTTTCTGCATACAACTCTTTGTCAGTGTTGATATAGTCTGAACCTAGATACTCACCAACATATTGATCAGTCTTTTTACCTTGGAATGAACCAAATACATTGACAAGTTCATTTCTCAGAAACTCTTCTGAACAGAGGTGTAAATTATATACGTTACGTTTTTCAAATCTAACACGATCAGTGATCTTATAAAGTTGAAGATTATACTCAACTTTCTTTCCACTAACATCGTTTTCTAATGTAAGGAAGAATGTTTCACCACCTGCTAATCTACTGATGACATCACCAGAGTCATCAAATGCTATAATTGCTCTGATAGAAGGGGAATCAATCCCCTCCATGATTCTAACTTCGTTTACATACTCATCAAACTTATTAGTTTTGTTATCTGGTCCTGCAACGCCTTCAATCTCAAGACTAAAACCCGTTGTGCCCTGTCCTCCTTTTACATCCATCAGAAACCTCCAGCAAACAGACCAAATCCAGGACGATAATTGTATATATCGTCACTAGATAACCGACCACCGCCGCCACCTTTCGGAACAGGAACTTTGACTGTTTTATCTGGTATTGGTTTAGACATTTCTTGTACTTGTTTTTGTGCTGCCTGATTCTGCTGTTGTGTTTGTGCAACTGCGGCAGCTGCTCCTGTTTTCTGTTTTGCTTTTACCGCACTCTTTGCTGTAGCAACATTATTAGTTTGAAGTTGTACTTGCTGTGGTTTTACAGTAGGAGGTTTGATATTTGCAGGTACTACCTCCCCTCTCGGTTCAGAAGTGCTACCTCTATTTTTTACCAAACGTTCCAGAGAACGTTCCTTCTGCTTGTACGCTGTATATTGATTTTCTAAATTTGCTGCACTGACTAGACCACCAGTACGAGGATCTTTGAACATCCCGAGTGATTTTGGTCCTACTGGTGAGCTCATCGCTGCCCTAATGTAATCTCTTTGATGCTTGAGTTGCATCATCTGTTTTTGGAATTGTTTTTGGAATTCTGGACTCTGCTGACCACCACCAGCAGAGAGACTTTTGACTAACTTGATGGGTCCACCGTGTGATGCAAAAGAAATACCAGCACGCTTACTAGTTCCAGTTTGCATCACACCTGCTTCATCATTACGACGCCAGTTATTGATACCACCGTTATGACTTGCTAATCTAGTACGATATGCATCAATAACTGGGGCATAATTACCACTGCTCAGTGACTGTTTCACAGTATCTTTTATACCAGCACCAGACAAAGATCCATAGTTGAAGACTACAGACTCTAGTCCTGCCTTTACTCTATTCGGTGCCTTATTATAGTCACTGCCAACCTCATCGGTGAGACGCTTGCGGTGCTCAACAATATGCTTAGACTTGATCCAATATGCTTCATCGTCAGTAATCGTGTCACCCTTCTGAACCTTACCAGACTTACGGAATCCCTCTGGATAGTAAGTTGCACCAATACCAATCGTAGGAATCTCCCACCCATAATTAGCATCAGCATATGCCTTTAGTTTTAGACCTTCATAATTACCTAGCAGTGCTGCAAACTTCTTATCAAATCCAGCACCTGCTAGTTCTCCCGTTGCAGAGTCTCTGCTTCCAGCTTCAGTACCAGGACCTGCAGTAGATCCATCTTCCGTACCCCCGAATGTAGCTGCAGTGAGTTTTTTACCTTCATACTTTTTATCACCATCAATTGAATGAGCAC